GCAATGTAAGTTCAACACGACGAACGCCCGCTGGCTGGCTTGTGCGGATAATCGCATCGCCACCAAGCATAAGTTCTTGTACGTCGTTAGGAAGAACGATAGGAGCCTGAACAGATTTCTCTGCTGCTTCCATCGCAAGGAGAGCAAAACGGTTGCGAAGCAACTGAATACCAATGATGTCATCGAACTGACCGCGCATTTCGCCATCAACAGATGGCTTACGTGCACAAACAATCATCATCTTGCCCATAGGATTCTTAGCAGTTGAAAGAACTAAGTTGCTCTTTGTGGGTAGATATACAACTGATTGGTCTTTGTCGTAGTAGCGAATCATCTCAACCTGTTGAGTTAAATCTTGCTCATAGCGAAGTTTGCCAAGCAACTCATACTCGAATTCAGGAAATAGTGAGACAAGTTCACCGAGTGTCATTGTGTATCGTTTTGCAAAAGCAACGCAGCGTCCATAGCGGTCGAACTCAGGGTAAGCACCTATTGGGTTTTCTAGGCGGATGCGTGGCAGTTTTGCTTCCTCGTCCACTTCAATGATGAAGGGGAGGAATCCATATGTTAAGTACCAGTCTGCTCCTTGATACATTTGTACAGCCAAATCTGAATGAGCAAAATAGTTAGAGGCAATGCGAGTGCGAGTGTCAGCGAACTTGCGAGCACGGTCAGAAACCGAATTCGCCGCGTTGCAGTTGACCGCTGGTAGTGGTGCCATAACCTCTGAAAGGTCTCGCGCCACAATATCCACAAAATTTGCAACGACATTGGCATCTACTCCGTCTGGAAAGAAATCAGGATAGACGGTAGAAATCTGCCCTTTACGAACAGCAAGGACGTCGAGGTTGCGAGCATCCCTGTCTGCAGCGCGATAGCGTAGCGATTCAACGCGTGCGCTAATCTGTTCGATTGATAGTGCCATAGTTTCCTATCCGTATGTATCTTGCCATTGCTCTGCAAAGGCTTCATCTAAATTAATGCTTGTTCTGCGGTATGTCTGTGCTCTTGTTGCCCAACGGTTCTGCACCCAACGTTGCTGGGAGGTACCTTGTTGCATCATCTCGCGGATGCGGATGACGGCAAACCAAAGAGCCATCACGCAGTCGGTAGCGTTTCTGGTATCAGGCTTCCAGGTAATCAACTGCTGTACTAAAGCCTTAAGACCTTCGCTACCTTCATTGCTTGGTAGTTCTATTAAATTGTTATCCTGGAATCTTCCATCTCTGAGAGAGCCGAAAAGGCTTGCCATAGAAGCCACACCAAAGTTAGTGTCCCACTTATTCTTACCAGTAAAGTGAGAGTTGAGTTGGCAGCCGTACATTGACAACCAGTTGCGTAGGTCGTCGTCGAGCGCGTATGCTTTTTGGTGGGCATTGATTTCAATTCTAAGTTCTTGTGGTTTGTAGCGTTGTACCCAATCTTCAATCAGGTATCGAATCTTCATCGGCGTCGGGTCTGTCATATTGACGCAGTCAAGGATATAAATCATCCCGTCAGCCTTGTTGTATGTTGTGACCACTGCGGCGGTATTGCCCGTCATCGCAGGGTCAAGACCTATAACGGTATAGCCCTCGACGGATTGTGGATGACCTGCAGCACCTGGTTTAAGCGGTCCGCGCTTTCGCATACCGTTGACACATCCTGCAACTGCTGCTGGCGCAAAGATTGCGTCTTCGACGACATCTTCTTGCTGATAGACCATAGCCCATACAGAGGGAGCAACTTCGCTTCTTCTTGTAAAGAGAGCGCCTCCATCCCACTTGGGGTAAAGTCCTTGTTCATCAGGTTCATCATTCTCGCCCTCAGGGCGGTCTGTCTTTGCCCACAACGTTTTCCAGTTATGAGGCTTCTCATCAAACTCGAGGACCGCTGGCATAGCCATATACGTGAATGGCGATTTTCCACCAGTCCAGTTAGAGCCGTCCCGTATCTGTTTGTATAGGTCAACGGGAGCAACACGGGTTCCTACAATCAGTAGTTTCCCGTGCCGTCCCAAACGCGTGATAACTTCTTTTTGAAGCCATTCAATTTGCTTCTCCCACTCGTGGGCATTGGAGTTCATCACGACATCGTCAAGGATAATCAGGTCGGCTCGAGCACCGTAAATCTGTGAACCAAAGCCTAGGGCTTGAACCGTAGGGTCTTTTTCTCCAGAGTCTCGACCTGTACCAAGATAAATCATATCGGCGGACCACGTAGGCGAGTCCGCTTTATATCCACCATTAGGACCGAAAGCGGTCTGGAGTTTAATCCAGGACGGATGGCTTAAGCGAGTCTTGATGGCTGAAAGGAATTTACGAGCCATACCCTGAGTCTTAGAGACTAGGATAATTCTGATGTTGGGGTTGGTGGCAATTCGGTAGGTGACGTAGTTGATGGTCAGTACCGTGCTCTTGGCGTGTTCAGGGGGAACGTTAATCAGGACTCGGTTATGCGCCCCTTGTTCAAAAGTCATACTTGGGTGAAGCCATCTAGGCTCACGACCTTCAATCAGGTCAATCCAGTCAAGTTGGTGGGGGAAGAGTTTGGTATCTAAGAACTCGGTTGAGAACTCCTCAAAGGAAATCTCCTTGAGGTTGGCTAGGTCAGCCTTGACCCCTTTGCCTGCCAGGCGAGCCTTGTCGGCTCTAGCCTTGAAGTCAGCATCGCCCATTGTCCATTGGCGGAAGGTCACCTCATTGCGGTTGACCGACTCCATAGCGGCTTTGATGGTGGAACCTTGGCTCAGTTGGTGGAGCACCCGCTCCATAGCCTCGCCCTTTGGGATGTCAACTTTCCCAGGTTTACGTCCCATTAAACCCTCCGTTAAAAACTACTATAAACGCCCACCTATAAACGGTCAGAATATGGGCACTTAAATCTTATATGCCCTATATATATTATATATATATTATATATAGAGCGGAGCGCAGCCCGCAAGAGGCGGAGCGACGCTCCGTATAGATATATAAATATCTATACATATAAGATAACCTGTTCAAATCGTAAAACCGAACAGATAGTTGAAGAATATTTTTATAAGTCGCCCTTTGGGCGATAAAAGTGCAGGTCAGAAGGATATAGGGGGGATATAACAGAAAAATTTAGGGTGAGTATATATACATACATACGACCGAGTTTAACGAGTGCGGGGTCAAACCTTCTTCTGCCTGACCCCTAGCAGGGCGGGCTAGTTCCCGCCGATAGGTCTTCTTATGTCTTAGGGCATATAGCAATTATCGACATATATATAAACCGACTTTCTAGACTAATAATAAGAATTCCTAGCAAGGAATGAGAGTTTATGGAGAAGAGGACTATCCCCCCCTCGGGGTAATCCTTAGCCCCCTCGGTTATAGATTGAATCCGATTTGATTGAACTTTCAACTACTTATCTATTGAGAGGGGGAAGAATAGGGGGAATCTATCGAACATCTGTACGGGTAAGAATGTGACCGACATCACTAAAAATACCCTTGACGCGTTAGGGCTTAAGGCGTAAAGTTCTGCCTATCGGGAAAAGTTCCCGAGACAGGAGAAGAAAAAATGCTAAGTTTTAATGAATATGTAGATAAGAGAGAGTTCTACCGCCTCAAGGCGGAGAATGAGTTCAAGAATGGCAACGAGATGGAGGGTGAATACGCAATCGGCGTCATTCGCGGTCTAGACCTAGCCTTCCAAGAAGGAACAGCCAAAAGTAAGTTCTAGTCGAAACCGCCCTCGGGCGGTCTAGGGCGGGTTAGCCTCCCCCTACTGATGAGACAGGCTAAAGAAGACAGGAGAAGGAAAGATGAAAACTAAAATCGAATCCAAAACCGAGAACTTATCGGGCATTGTTTCCGCCCTTGAACAGGCTCACGCCCTTATTCAAGAAAAGACAGGCGCCCCTCGGGCGACTATCCTCGTGACCCGCAAAACAGGGCGCACAATGGGACACTTTACGCACGCAAAACTATGGAAAGCAGGAGACGAGGCGTTTCACGAGATAATGATTTCCGCTAACTATTTTGAAAGAGGCGCCCGCGCCGTGCTTGGCACCTTGTTACACGAGACCGCACATTCCCTAGACTTACAGGCAGGAATTCAAGGCGTAACGGGCGACGGGTATCACAACAAGAAATTTAAGGAGACCGCCGAGGCGCTAGGTCTCACAATCACACAAGCCAAGGGCATCGGCTGGAGCGTAACCGAGGTCTCCGATGCGTGTGCGGAGCGATGGGCGGAGGCGTTAGCACTTATTGAAAACGCTCTCGCACTTATGGCAGATTCCGAGCAAGCCAAGAAAACGGGAGGGCGCAACAAAAACCTAAAGTCTGCCCGTTGCGGTTGCGGGGGCGTGATTCGCCTCTCGGCGACAGTGCTTGAAAAGTGCGCCCCTAAGTGCCAGAATTGCGGGGAGTATTTCAGAGCATAAGGGCGAAACCTAGCCCCGAGAAATCGGGGCGACGGTCTCGGGGTAAGTGCCCTGACTGACGAGCCCAAACTCTTCAGACTTAAGACAGGAGATAAAATGAAAAGCAACACAATACAAGATAAGATTCAACAAGAGCGCGAAAACGACAAGCAGCGCTTAGTTGAAAACTACCGCGAACTTTATGACCTGTTGGATTCTGTTCCAATCAGAAGAGACGACAAAGAAAAAATCGGCGAAATCGTGGAGAAGATAGCCTACTACTCAGAGAGACAAGGGTTACAGCGTGGAGTTAAAGAGGTAAACGAGGCTCTCGTGGGTCTTTATTGGAGCACACGCCCGACCTTTAGCGTGAACTATTGGCAACACGAACAAGTGAAAAAGTACGAACAGGCGAACGCCTAGCAGGATAGCCCCCGCACCCACAGAGGGCGCAGGTTCAAGACCTAGCGGGGGCACGATAGGGGAAAAGTTCCTCTATTACTTAAGACAGGAGAAAAAGAAAATGGATAGATACTTACTGATAGAACTAAACAGCGACGGGCTAGCATTCGAGACCGCTCAATTCGATTTCTACGCCTCGTGGTTAGGAATTGGTTTAGTAATTGCGGTAGTAATCGGACTTAAGACAGTAAAGAAATACAAGCGCAACAAGTGAGGAAACTCACAGCCCCGCACACTTTACAGGGTGCGAATGGTGCGAGACCATAGCGGGGCACGAGGCGGAAAGTATCCGCCCAAGTAAGACAGGAGAAAAGCAAGTGAGCACAATGGCACAAGTACAGGCAGACACACTAGACCAAGATACAAAACGCCTAGTGATTTCCGATTGGTTCGCTACTGAGTGGCTAATGGTGGCAGAAAATGACCGCGACAGTTACGAGCGCCTACAATTTGAGGCAGAGTATCACGACAGCATCGCCTCAATGGGCGACCAATTACGCAACGATTGGGAGCGACTAGCCGAGCAGGTTACAGAACTCACAGCCGAGCACATCAGCCCAAGCGCAGCCCTATTCATCTCTCAAATATTACAGGGCTGGGGCTCTCTTCCCTTCGATATCATCGCAAAGCAAGTTAAGGAGGGCAAGTAATGAGCAGAGAGTTAGAAATTTTACGGGAAGAATATAAGCGGGCGGTTGAAAACCCAATCTTCGACGACCCAAAAGATTACTGCGTATTACTAGACCTTATCCAAGACCGCATCAACGAGATAGAAGAACGCTACGCAAACTACTAAACAACGACTTAAGACAGGAGAAAAATAAATGAGTTACAAACACGGAGAGAATCACGAAAACTGTTGGCGCGATTGCGAAAGACACCCTAACGTTGAGTGCTTCGTATTTGATTGCCCCGATAAATCAGCACCCGAGCACGAATGCGAGGGAATAAATGCCTGAAATAACAAGGTGCGCCGAGTGTACAGATGAAATTATTTTACAAAATGGCTTAGCCTGTAATAAATGTGAAAATGTTTTATGCGGGTATTGTTGCGAATTCGAGGTGACAAATGCCTAGGTGTGGAGTGTGCGGGGGTTCAATCTCAAACACAATCGTTCCTCACGGAGCAATCTGCGAGGACAATCGCAAGGCGCCAAGTTCGCCCATATGTGGCGACTGCCTAGCACCTTTATCAGAGTGTATTCATAGTTACTACTTAAGACAGGAGAAATAAAATGGCACGCAAGTATTACTTTTCAGTTGTATTCGATGAAGCCACTAACGAGTGGGACATTGACACAGAGGGCGAGGAAAGCGACTTCCCTAACGGCACAATTTACAACACCGAAACCCAAGAGTGGGAGTATGGCTACGCGGGAGACGGTGTCTACACTGGACGGGAAGAAGAAATAGCAGGGGCTTTAAGCAACTTCTTTAAGACTCAAAATGAAAATCTACTTAAGACAGGAAATAAATAAATGGAAACTTTACTAGACATCTTGACAGGCGTACACCTTGGCGGTATCTTCGCACTACTTCAGACGATTCTCTTCGTGTTGATTCTCTTCACGGTGGCGGTCCTCTCGTGGTGGTTGGCGATAGTTATCACCGACCTAAAGAAGAAACTACAACAAAAGACAGGAGCAAGAAAGTGAAAGTATCAAGTCTAATCTCATACCTACAACGCAACTATTCACCCGAGCAAGAGGTGATGAGTTTCGTGGTTGGTTCAGAGTATAAAGAAATGAGCGCAGACCTATGGGAAATTGCCGTAGAAATATGGGACAACGAAGATGTCCGAGCAACTTTCCAAGATTACATTAACGACATCATCATAGACGCAGAGATAAATTTACACGACCGCAATAGGGCAGAGGAAGCGGTTGATTCTTATCTCAATGACCTAGCAGAGGCGGAGTTAAGTGAAGCGAACTTATAGGGTTTCCTACGAACTAAAGGGCACTCGCATAGTTGATGTCACAGTCGATACAAACAAACTTCCCCAAGACTTTAATGTCTTAAGTCCTGAAAGACAAGACGAGGTACTCTATGAACGCCAAGAGTATTCAGTCCTTCATCTTGAGGACATCGACTACGGCAAAGCCGTATCTATTCTGCCACTTCGGGACAACTTAAGGGTGGTTCAATAATGATACAAGATACCTACGCCCTGCCTCCTGAGTGGCATAAAGAAGCAGGGTGCGCTAATCACCCTGACCCTGAACTGTGGTGGTACAAGTCTTACAAGACACAAGACGAGCGCAAACTTCAAGTATTAAGAATGATTGAGGCTGTCTCAATATGTAACGATTGCCCTGTGCGTACATTGTGCTTACAGCAGGGATTAGAAGACGAGAACCTACACGCTGGCTCTATATGGGGCGGGCTTATGAACTACGAAAGGCGCACAATGTTAGGCAAGTCAAGCGCAAATGCCTTCAGAGATGAGTGGCAGATGGTTAGGCAAGTGAGGGCTGTCGTTGGTAGGCTATCCTAATGAAGAAACGAACAGTAGTTGTGAGTGCGGTGGCTGGTGCTCTTCTTGTAGTCTCAGCCCCGCCCCTGATTCCCCCATTACTCAAAGGCAAGCCCGCGATAGAAGAAAGAACGCAGGCAACAATGGCAGAGAAGCGAGCCAATAAAGCCCTAGCAAAACGCTATGCGTGGGTAGGATATGGCTGGAAAGATATGGAATGGAGATGCCTTGATTATATCTTTACTAAAGAGAGTCGCTATGACCATCTCGCCAAGAACAGGCAGGGTTCATCGGCATATGGTATTGGGCAAGTCCTTAAGGAGACTAGCAAAGACCCCGCAATACAAATCCTCCACACATACAAGTACATCACCAAGCGATACAAAACCCCCTGCCGTGCTATGAAATATCACTTAAGACATAATCATTACTGATGCTAGACTTAACAGGAGAACCGATAACTGTCTGCCTATGTGGCAGTAAGATGTGGATTATTACAGTTGTATGGGACGAGGAGACTCGAACTGTGGGCTGGTATGACTTAAGACAAGAATGTAAATTGTGCGGTGCTATTGCCACCGCCCCGACCGAGATAGATTAACTATGCCTACATACGAATACAGATGCGAGGAATGCCTAGCATTTCAAGAGACGCAGATTCATTTTGAAGTTGGACCTGACTGCCCTGTCTGCTTTAGAACTATGAAGAGAGTATGGTCTGCCCCTGGAATTCAGTTTAAGGGTAGTGGATTTTATAAGACAGACAACCGCTAGTCTTCGGTCTCTTCTTCTTTATCCTCAGTATCATAATCGGGGAATGGCTTGAAGCCACCAAGTTTGCGAATCATTCTATTGACTGCTCTCTTGTGACGCATACGAGCAGCGTCCTCAGAACCAAGACTTAAGAAGTTAGCAATCTCTTTGAAGTCTAACGACTCAGCGTGACGCATAAAGAGAATCCTTCTATCTTCCTTACCTAGTTTCCAATAAACATAATCAATCTCAATCATCATAGCAACAAGGTTACCGCCCTCTGCTGGAGCCGACGGGCGACCGACTCTACCGATGTTCAACTTATGTGCTGTGTTGTATTCACTTCTTAAGACAGCAGGAAGCAACGCTTCGATAACTTCTGATGTGTAGTAATACAGGTCAGCGGTGTCATAGCCAACGGACTTCGCCTTCCACTTCTGACAGTAATCCAAAGCCTGATTGCGTAGGCTACGATAGATTAAATTCTTAGCGTCCTTCTCACCCTTTGCTTCCCACTCATCTAACTTATTCGGGTGTTCCATAAACCATTGGTACAGTGACTGTCTTAAGTCTTCAATCTCAACCATATCAAACTTGCGTGAGTACTCAACAGCGACAGCATCTACAACATACTGCCAAGGTTCAATGCGTTCCCAATTCATAGTAGTTTAGTTCCCCATTTTATATCTAGCAACCCAATCTTCTTGACTCGGTTGTTGGTGTTGGCAAACTCAGTAGTGGTGGGAAGCCACTTGTCGTGCCACTTCATATCTAATTCATTTTTAAGTATGGAATCAAGGTCAAAAAAATATACCCCTTGCGGGGTGTAATTTACATAGCAAGGTGTATAAGATAACTTCCCTGCTTCGGTTACCAAGAAATCAAACTTATACTTCTCGATAAGTAACTCATCGTAGTGAGTCTTTCGTGACTTAAGTTCTATAAACAATTTGTACTCATCTGACTGACAATCAAAACCGTCGAACTCAGACTCTGACTTGGCGAGGTCAGGATAAAAGTTATCCCTCAACCACTCAAAGAGTTCGGGCTCTCTCATTTGTCCCACTTATCTCTTAAGACAAGAAGACCTATGATTGCGTAGTTCGCCATATCCTTAAAGGAATCTTCGAGCGATTCGTATTGTGGATTGGACACACTTCTGTCGACGAGGTTATTAATCCTTGCCAACTTATCGTGCATACGAACTCGCAGTCCATTGACAGGACCACCTGGTGATTCAGATATATTCTTGGGACCGTAATCAAGGTGTTTCTTAATAAGTAATTCTTGGAGTTCATTGAAGGTATCTTCTACGTTCTTGATGAAAGCAGAGGGATTGTGAGGGTTACCGTAAGCGTCCCGCTTTGGGAGGTTATCGACGTAATGTTGTAACCCATCCCAGCCAGATGTTCTGTAATCTGCCATACTTCCTCACGCTCCGCCTTCGTCAGTTTCATTTGGTTTGTTTTCCTCCAATAGTTTCTTAAGACTTGAATCAAACTTCAACATCTCGGAACCTACCACAACTTCCTCGATTAGTTCGTCAAGCATCTCACTATCAGATTCAGCAGCATAAAGTGTAACATATGTAGATTGTGTTATTTGTCTGATTTGTTCTGGATACTCGGCGTGTTCAAAAAGGAATCTTAGTAGGCTACCCACCATTAACTTTATCCCATTAGGCAAGACGATGCAGGGGTCGAACTCGTCGTCGTCTTCTAGGTGATGGTCCACCATCTCAAAGGCATTATCAAAGTGAATGCCACACCCGTCGCAGTAGAGTTCTTCGTCATCCATTATTCAATCTTTGCCCTGATTGCTTCCGCCCCATTGCTAATATAGAATGAGTTAACATCTTCTCCGTCGGGGAATTGGACGACAGTAACAGGGAGTTCTCTTGCAAGTGAGGAGGCAAACTCCTTACCTGGTTGGTCCCCATCTGCAAAGACAAAGACTCTCTCGAAATCGGCGAGGAGTCTCGTGTAATGTTTCTTCCAACTGTTCGCGCCTGGTACGCCAACACAAGGAATACCAACGCAGGCGGACATAGTAAGAGTATCCAATTCACCTTCACAAACACCAATGAAATCGCCAGCCCGCTCCACGTCAGTAACATTATACATTTTAGTTTCCGCCCCAGTAAGCCCCATATATTTAGGCTCAACAGCAGGATTGAGAGACCTAAATCGTATGTCCACCACACCAGTCTTCGTAACATAAGGGATAGCCAACCTTCCTTGATACTGCTCGTGTCCTACCTCAGGCTCTGCGACTACGCCTAATCGCGCCAGCCGTGCTATCTCCATTGGAATACCTCTGCTTCTTAGGTAATCCTCTGCCAGAGAGATGCTTGCCGCGTACTTCTCCGACGCTCTGCCCAACAATTCTTTCTGCGATGCGCTTTGCTTCATTGATATTCACTCTCTCCTGTCGTGCGATGATTTGTAAACTATTGCCTTGGATGCCACAAGCGAAGCATATAAAGATATTAAGGTCGAGGTTGGCACTACCACTTTGGTGCGTGTCGTCGTGGAATGGACACTTGATATTAGTCTGCCCGTGATTGCGTCGAACGTCTGCTCCGTAGTGGATGAGGACGTCTCTGATACTTGGTAAGTCACTCACTATCCCTCACTCTCTCCTGTAACCATTGGTCTAAATCTTGTACAACCCAAGCCTTCTCGACGCCGTGATTGCGTCGCTTTACTATAACGAAGGCTGGAGGTGAAAAGGTAAGACCCCTAGCCTTCGCATAGTTCTTTGCCTCGACCTGCGCTTCGTCCCAAAAGGCAGGCAAGTCAATCTTCTTTCTATTCTTAAGTTCTAAAATGTATGTCTTGCCAGCAATGATAGTGACGAGGTCACCTTCATCTTTAGCACCAGCCTTGGTGAGTCGCTCAGCCACAGCACCCATAGACCGAAGCCATTTCATTACATCAGTCTCAAACTGTGCGCCCTTGCGTCCGTTAGGATTAGCCACTATACCAATGCCTTTCCCATATGTTCTGCGTCGCAAACAAAGCGTACCCCATAGCCGTAGTCTTTCTCGTAGCATACTTTCATAAAGTCTTCACGAGAGATTGCTCCCCATATCTTGAATCGGGAATCGATATGAGGTTGAGTCCTGTCACCAATTAAGGTAACTAATACAGCATAGTCAGCAGTGAATAGGTCCAATGAATTGAAGATAAGTTTATCCAAGGTTGATGTCTTAACCTGAACTGTCTTACCGCCAATGACTAAGTCGTAGCCTTCGTCTCCGCCTGTGAGAACTCTATCGTCAACAGGTACGGAATAGAACTTAGCCACAGCCTTCTCACCTAAGTGACCCATAAAGTTCACAGCCCAGGAGGTATTCTTCGCGTCGAACTTCCTGTCAGTTACCTTGTGGTCAACCTTATCTTCACGCATACGATTGACAAAGTTAAGTGCGTCAGTGATTTCTTCAGGACTTAAGACAACTTCCATTAGTACGCACTCTTATCCTTCTCTATGATTCTTACTGCCCAATCTAGACCAGTATTGAATCCCTCTGACCACTCATCTTTAATAGGTGGTTTGGCATCTTCAATCTTCTTAATGACTTTAGATATATGTCTTAAGTATTCAGAGTGCGCCATCTCTTTGGCGTGTATCTCTAGGTAATCGTCATCCATTGCTGGCTCCTATGCGTTCTCGGGGATGTCTTCGATGTACATATACTCAGGATTAAAGGCTAGCCACGCGTTGAGATTCGCGTTAGCATCCGCTCGACCATACCTGTTTTTGACTGGCGCAACTGCCATAGCAGTTCCGACGACTCCGAGAGTACAGATAAGCGCAGGGAGTTGAGCCACCTTTCCTTGGAGTGCCGACCTTGGTTGGCAAGGTTTGCCTTCCACAGCCTCCGATGTATGGTGTAGTACAACAATCGCAGCATTAGTCGCTCTAGCAAGATACTTCAACTCCTTCATAATTGCTCGCATTGAAGCGAACTCTTCGCCACCATCAGTGGCTACATCCATTAGGTTATCTACGAAGATAGCAACAGGCGGGCATCCCCATAGTTCTTCAAAGGCTTGCACTTCTTCATCAATGTCAACAAGACTTGGGCTTGACTCGAACGACCATACAATGTGATTGCCCTTTGCAAGGGTAGCCTTTGTCCAACCTAAATCATTCTGTAATAGATACTCAACATCAGTCTGATTCTTACCGCTAATCATTGACGCAAGGCGCATAGCCATTGTATGTGCGTTGGTATCTGCTGAGATGTACAGCGTAGGAACTTTCATCTTAAGTGCTAATGCCAGGGCTAGTGTTGACTTACCTACACCTGGAGTTCCTGCCATCATAGAGACTTCTGCTCTACGAAAGATAATCTTATTTGATTCAAATGCTTTGAACACAGCGGGCAATGGTTCACCGCCGATGTCAGTTCTACCGACTGACCTTACTAAAGTTTTCATTCTGCTCCTGTCTTAAGGTGAAACCACCCACTACCTTCCCCGAATAGTGAGTGGTTCCATTGTCCCCGATAAGTAGATTAGTTAACGGGTTTGCACTGGTCTGCACCCTGTGGTTGAGGGCAAGACCAGAACGCGTATGGTTGTCCAGTTTTCTTACTTACGCCACTTCGGAATACTCGCGGTCCGTGAATACAGGTAGGGGACTGAGCCTTTGCCTGGTCTGGAACGGAGAAGACTTTGGGCGTTGTGGCGGGAGTTGAAGAAGGTGTCTCCAAAGGGGCTGTGTTATACGCAGCACCTAGCATCCTTCCTGTTGCAGCAATCTGCGTTGAGTAATCAGAGATTCCCTCAAGCAAGACGCTTAATTCGTCAGCAGTATTGGCACGGATATTAATCATATCTCCTGCGCCAGTCTTGTAGGAAACTTGTAGTTTCCAATCGTCGTTAGTCATTGTTTCTCTTTCGTAAATTGGCAGTGTTCTGTGAGTCCACAGTAACTGCAACTGGATAGGTTGGGGAGAAATATACCAGCCTTGCGAGCCTTATCGAAGCCCGACACAAGATACTCGAGCATATCGAGGGTATATCTACTCAGGTCAATCATCTCTCCTGTCCCAGAATCTCTGGACATCCAGTAGTTTCCTTGATTGACGGTAACGCCAAGCATCATCTCTAACCCGACTTTGTAGAAGCCGAGTTGTAGGTCAGATGTTGGTCGTCTTGCTGATGTCTTAAGGTCAACGATAACCAACTCGCCATTAACCTCAAAGACACGGTCAATCACCATCTTCACGGGCACGTCCGCAATGATGGGATTGAGTTCTAGTTCGATGGCTTTAGCACCTTGAGGTGTGCGCCATAGTTTCCAATCGGTGTTGGCTTTGCGCCAAGCGATGTAGTTGTTGACCCACTGTGGACCCATCTCGTTCCACCAAGCAGCATCTTCCTTATTAGGATTTAACTTGGTTGCTCTGCCCGCAACGCGGGCTTTAGTCAGGTCTAAGTCTCTTGTCTCTTTAGCCCAAGCAGTTGTCCAAAAATCATTAGTCATTGGCTAAGTCCCACTCTTCAGTCGCTGCGTGGAATGCTCGTCCACCTGCAGACCAAATGCTTGGCTCTTCAGGTACTTGGAGTAATCGACCTAGGTAATACTGATAGCCACAGGTCAGGTAAGTTGTGAATGCTGAGTAAGATATATGGGCTGGTAATTCGTAGCCCTGCAGTTGAATCATATGTTGCTCCTGTCGATTAGATGCACAGCCCCTTTATGGAGGACAGGAGAGTACTCGACATATCGGGGCTATGCAATATTCAGTTGTAACTTACTAGAGATATAATATATATTATATTATATATATAAGGGGCTTCGCCCCTATATATTATATATGATATATTATATATCAATTATAGTCAAGGTTTTTGAAAGGTGTCAAATTGACAGAGACTCGGCGTGTCGAGTTCCCTAACTGGTTCGAATCCACTCCAGCCCAAGAGAACTTTGAGAAACTTCTTCAACCATTCAAGGGTCATACTGACCTACAGTTCCTGCAACTTGGAGCCTTCACTGGCGATGCTAGCGTATGGTTACTAGATAACATCCTTACTGACTCATCCAATCACCTGACCGATGTTGATACCTGGCAGGGTTCAGACGAAGAAGAACACCACAAGATGAACTTCTCTGACGTTGAGTCAGCCTACGATTACAAGACTCGCGGATATAAGAACCTGACCAA